GACTTTCTCAAACTTTATGACACTTTCAAACCTGTCCTCAAGACCTGTTTTGTGGGAGATAACAAAAATGTTTGCATCTTTAATCACATAACGAATAATTTTAAGGAACTCTTCTGTTCCAAATCCATCTAGTGAACTATCAAACACTTCATCCATAATCAGGAGATTTGTATTAACTGAGTTCTTCATTCTTGCAACTTCTCTCCAAGTAAAGAGTAGTGCAAGGTCGATTCTCATTTTTTCACCTTCACTAAAAGAAGCATATGAGAAATCTTCATGAATAGGTGACTGGACGGTTTCGTTAAATTCCTCATCAAGAGTGAAGTTAATATAGAAATCCATCATCTGTAGATAACGGTTAACTTGCTGATTTATCAGCGGCAGATACTTTTTAATGATTTTGGATTTTACTCCACCGTCTTTAAGCAAACCATACGAAAAATCGTAGTAGTTGATTGTGTCTTTTTTGGAAGAGAGGTCGTTGTATGTAGTTTTTAAGTTGTCTTTGAAGGATTCTAACTTCTCATGTTCAGAATTTCTGTTTGCAAGGTTCTCGGTAAGAACTTGAATTTCATGTTCAAGATCTCTGATTTGTCTTCGACACCCAGAAATCTTGATATTGTTTTGAGAAATGCCATTCGTTAGTTTTGAAATCTCCTTCGATAGAGTAGTGAATTGACGCTCTCGCTCCTCTTCCTCTTTAATTGCCCCCTCCAGTTCTCGATAACCAGATTGCAACTCCTTTGCTTTATTTTGAGCGTCTGCAATTCTATTTATTCTAAAGACCTCCTCAATAGACTGAGTGCAAGTGGGACATACCGTATTCTCAGTAAAAAATTTATGCTCTTTAGCAATAGTCGATACCTTCTGGGAAATCTTTCCTTTTAGATTTCCCAGCTTACGAAGTTTCTCCGCATATCCAGTTATTTGTTCTTGCTCTCTAATATACTCACGAAGAGGTTCTTCCATAGAAGAATTATCGACGTTATATTGTTCAATTTCTTGGTCTAAGTTGGCAATTTTCCGTTTATTATTATCAATATTAGCATTACCGCGATTTTCAAGTTCCTCAATAAAACTCTCCTGCATTTTTAGTTTATCAAGAAGAGATTCTTTTTTCAATTCAAAAACTTTAATTTCTTCCTTTGCTTGACGAATCTTTTCTTTGATAACAGAGTTCATTGAGGAAAAGATTTTAATGTCAAGAAGATCTTCAATCACTTCCCTACGATGTGCAGCAGACAATTGCATAAAAGGAACAAAAGTACTCGAACCCAAAATCACAATTTGGGTGAAGGACTTATAATTCATTTTAAGAACATTTTGCTCTAACCATTTTTGCTGATCCAAGGCAGCAGCAGATTGATCAAGAGCAGTATCATTTCTCCAGATTTCAAACAGTGCTGGTTTGATTCCTCGTACAACTTTCCACTCAATGTTTCCAATAGAAAACTCAACCTCTACCCTACAATCTTTTTCATTAACAGTGTTGATTAGTTGTGGTTTGTTAATTTTGCGAAATGGTTTTCCAAATAGAGAAAAAGTTAAAGCATCGAGAACTGTACTTTTACCTGCACCATTAGTACCAACGATAAGATTGGTTTTATTTTTTGTGAGATCAACTTCAGTATATTGATTGCCCGTACTTAAGAAGTTTTTCCAACGGATTGTCTTAAATAAAATCATGATCAGTGTTTGGGGGAATTACAATGTCGTCAGGTGTAATAATTGTATATTGATATCCATGCAGTTCGCAAGTTTTAATCATTACTTCATCTTCAATTTCAATCACATGTATTTCGGGATAGTCATCCTCTTCTAACATCATAGCATATCGAGTTGCATCATCTTCCTCTTCGAAGAGATACAAAATATGCTCCCCTTCATCATCAACTACAGAATATGCACCTTCAGTTTCTCTACCATTGATTGTTAGAATAAACATTTAAACTATTTCACATGCCTCTTGATATATCTCTTGCATCATTTTTTTAATGATTGATTTATCAAGACTGATTTCTGCCTCCTCAATGTATCTATTCAAAATAGAAATAGTATCTTCACTTTCAAATGCTTCAAAATCTTGTGGATCCGGAATATCAAAGTTCTCAATGATTTTTAATTCTGCGACATTTGAAGTGTAAAGTTTATCAATGAACTTCTCAAACTTTTTGGTGTCAGTCTTTTTGCGAACAACAACTTTTACAATTTTGTTCTCATATTCACGAGTATCGAATGTTTGATAGTTAGTGTCCTCATAATAAATGTTATGAAACATTTTATGGGGATTATTTACTGGAGTATGCTCCAGTGTTTCGGTATCAAAAATAGTAAATCCGCGAGTATCTCCTACGTCAGTCCAGTAAATCTCATATGGATTCCCTAGATAGAAGACTGTTCCGTTAGTCGATCGAGTGTGATAGTGCCCCGAGAAGACACGTTCGAACTTCTCAAATAATTTGCCGTCCAAACCATGCTCCATGACGATTTGGCGATTAACTCTAAATCCTTGGAGTTCAAGGTGCCCCATCGCACACTTGCAAGATGTCTTTTGAATAAGTTTGAGAGTAGTTTGCTCATTTTCTTGATTAATCCACGGAATAAAGAGGGTATTAAGATTACCTAACTTAACTTCAATTGGTTGAGAATATACTGTTACGTTGTCATACTCTCGGAGTAGCAAATCTACAGCATTGACATCATTAGTATTTTTGTAGTAAGCAGTATGATTGCCCACAATGGTATGAACCTTTACCCCCATTTCGTTAAGACGATCGTAATAATTATTCTTAGCCCACGATAAAGCAGAAAAATCAATACCTTTACGACTATCAAAGGTATCGCCCATATCAACAACAGTAGTGATCCCGTACTGTTCCAGCGTCGGGAAGAATACTTCATTGTAGAACTTTAAAAAATAGTCGTGAAAGAGTTTAGAGTTCTTTCGTGCTCCAAAATGTTGGTCTGTAATAATTGCGATTTTCATTCAATAACGAAGTTTGGAATGCACAGCGTCCTTGATACTATTATAGTCGCTATAGTTGGATCCGTCAATGCTGTTGTCGTCAAAGACTTCAGAAAATCCAGAACGCTCAAGGATTTTATTCTTGATTTCTAACTGACGCTTCTCTCTTTGAATACGGCGAAGAAATGCATAGTGAATAATTTGAGTAAAATATGCAAAAGGATTCTGCGACTTTTCTGGATTAAAATTATGAATATATTGGACACAATTCTCAATGCCATCAGAAATCATATCTTCCTTAAACATATAGTTCACAAAGTTTGGTTTGAAAGAAAGGTGATTTGCAATCTTCAAGAAACACTCTCCAATGTAACGAGGAATAGGAGGTTTCGTGTCCCAGGTCTTTGCGCGATCTTCTTTCACCATTTCTCTACCAAACTTTCTAATGAAAGTTATCTCAACATCTTCACGATACTTTATGATAGCGGCAAGAAAATCTTTATTATTGACATAATGCTCTGACCTTTTTCTCTTGGTCATAACTGCTGTGGTTATCATAAGTTTTAATCATTATTATGTATAGATTATACCATTTATATAAATGGTTGACAAGGTGCCTCAAACCATGTACAATAACCTTTGTCCGGGTTGATAAGTTAAGTATTAGCTACTCTTAAAGATCTTCTCTAATATCTCTTTAGCATCATTTACATTAGAGATATATCCCATTCTACGATTAATTTTTGATTGATTTGATCCTTCTTTCGTAGATTGGCGAATATAAGTTTGGTACATCATTATCATTTCTATATCAGAAGACTCGGACAGTGTGAGAACATCTTCTAGATTGATAATAAACATATCTTCTGTTGTTGTTTTCAACCAGGGTTCTATTTTGTATCCAACTGTACCAGATCTACCCTTTATCTCATTGACGATAATTGGATTTGAAATAATTAATATAGTTCTATCTTCTTCCTCCGAGGCAGCTACTTTGGCAAAGATTTCTTCTCCCGTTTTTAATTTGAGAGTGCAGTAAAAATCATCTTCAATCATTTTTTCTTAAGTTGTATGGTGATTATTTCATAGTTAAAATTTTCTTCATTATAGATTTTGATTCTTTCAATTAAGTGATTTAAGGTATAATTTTTTCTTGAATTGTAAGTGCAATCATCAGAAATATCATATAGCACTGCCTTTACTTTGTTTTTTCCCTTTCTAAGAACTCTTCCAATTGATTGGAGGTTTCTGATTCTTGATTTACTAGGGGAAGCAAAGATAACATTATGTAGATTTCTAATATTGATACCAGTAGAAAAAGTACCGTAAGAAGCAACGATGATTGCATTATTTTCTCTCTCAGTAATTTCTCTCACAAGTTCTCTTTCTTCAGTATCCACTCCGCCATGAATAAAGAAGACCTTTCTATCACCTCGCTTAGTGTTATTTATCTTCTCATAGAGTATTGCTCCATGTGCTTCTACTCTTGAAAAAAGAATAAGTGTATTTCCTTTCAAATCTAAAGAAAGATTTGTTATAAATTTATTTCTTTGATCGTGTCCAATTAAATACTGGATCTCATCTTCATAAGTTTCAAATTTGTGCGGAGAGTGTTTAAGAACAAGGCATCTAATATCTAACTGAGAAATGTGACCTTGTTGCATCAGTTCATAAGTTCTGGTAACTTTATATGATGGTCCAAATAATCCCTCCAGAACCCATTTGTGTGTTTGAGTTCCGTCAAGAGTTCCTGTAAATCCAAAACGATATTTTGCGTGGTGTAGTTTAGTCATAATATCGACAAGGGATTTGCTCTTAAATAAATGAGCTTCATCTCCTATAACTACTCCATAGTCTTCAAAGAATGAACGTTCTAATTTATAGATAGATTGCCATGTAGTAATGGTCACAGAATGTTCGTTTGTTTTCTCTCTTCCAGAATAAATCTTGTGACAATATGACTCAGCATCCCAACCATAATCTTCAAAATCCTTGTACATCTGCTCTACAAGAGATGTCGTTGGAACAACTAAAAGAATTTTTTGTCCTTTATCTACATAATACCTTACAAGGGAGTAAATCATTAAGGATTTACCTGAGGCTGTGGGTGATATCAATAATTTTCTATTATGTTTTAGAGCATCGTGTACTCCCTCTACTTGATACTCTCGCGGAGAATGAGTGCAAATAGAAGACATGTAATCTTTGACACCTTCGTATGAAATACCTTCATTAACTTCGAAAGGTAATCCGTAGAATTTGTTTTCTTTAAACTCATATGTATAATTATGCAACTTCAGTTTGTCGATAATCTTATCTAACAAACCAGCATAAATTTCTCCAGTATGAGTGCTTAACAGTCGAATCTTGCCGTCCCAGTGTCTGCTTCTATACTGAGACATAAATTTTGCTGATTCAACTTCAAAAGTAAAATATGGTTGAAGTTCATATAAAATATGAGATTCACAATGTAGTTTAATGTAAATCTCATTTTTCTTTTCAATAATTACGTCACTCATAGCAATTATAATTGATATGAGTATTTATTTACCCTAGTCCAGACTGGAAACGAATAAACTCAATCGCGTTTTTGATTTGGTATGTTCTGTTTTGAATCATTTTTAAAATGCTTTCAATATAAGTTAGCATTGTGTCATAGTAATCAATCTTCAAACATACCGTGGAAAGTTTTTCGTCAGCATCAAGATACTTTTGCATGGTATCCTTGTCGCGAATCTTTTTGGGGAAGGGATTTTCTATGTAAACATCTGGATCTGATTTTCCAGAATAATATTCGTATCTTTCGTGCCTAATATTTCTTTTTTGTTGCTCCGCTTTTTTTCTTAGTAAGAAAATGGTATTATATAACTCAAAGTATTTTGCATGAATGACTGGAATATTTGTAGACTCTATATGGAGATTGTCCATATCAATTTTGGAATCTTGTTCCCACATTCTTTGAATTTTATCAAGGTCTAGACTCATAAAGGATTGCCGCCAAGATCTACTATATTGTAAATAGTATACTTGAAACTTACGTCTGCTGTAAAGTATTGGATGTCTGTTTGTGTTGCATCAAAATCCAAGGTTCCCAATGTATATGGAAATAAATCTTTAAAAACTATTTGGAAGTTTGGTATTGAGGAACTCGTTAGAACCTGAAGAGTCCCATCTGAATATAGACCCAGTTGTCTTTGTGCTTCTATTTTTGGTGTAACATATCCGGTTTGTTGAAAATCATAAATCTGATCTAAACTTTCTGGATATCCCAATCCACGAATCCAATTTTGTATCTCCATATAATTCTCAAGATTTTCATCTACAAGAAATCTTAAGTTTAAATCACCGAAAACAATTTTATCTCCGGGCGTATCAATATCTTTGAGATATGATGGTTGAGATGCTACACCAAGATTTAACTCTGGAATATTTGCTGAGTTGCAAAAAAACGCAACCTTGGGTGTTCTTTTTAAAGTAAATTTAAATCCTGTTGGAGATAGAAAGTTTCTATTCCCTGGTTGTCCCGCTACCATAACATTTTTTAAATATTTAGATAAAAAAAGGGACCCTTTTGGGGTCCCTTAGACTTATGTGAGATGACTCACATGAGATTCTTAACAGCAACTCTACGATAGTAGCGGTTCTGGTTAATATTGAGTCCACCAAGACCCTGATTAGTACCCTCAGCGAATGGGTTTGCAACCATTCCGTAACGGGTCTTAAAGCCGATCTTAGGCTGGAAGCTGTTCTCACCAACGGCACGAACCATTTGGAGAGGAACATAAGGACAATAGAAGAGTCCAGCGTCATAAGGTGAAGAA